GCCCATTACTATCTGATGCGAATGGAAATTTATCAATTACACCACCGGTGGTAGGAAAACCACCTGATGTATATCCAGAAGCTGACGACGATTGACCTGCTCCGATGGCACCTCGAGCAAGTGTTAAGTCGCCTACATCCGTTGCATTACCATCTGACGCAAATGGAAATTTATCAACAACATTAGAATAAGGTGGAGCAGATCCACCTGAAGTGTATCCACTCGCAGTCGAGGATTGACCTGCACCCCCCTTTCTTGCTAGCGTTAAGTCACCAACATCAGTCGCGTTAGCATCAGAACTGAATGGAAATTTGTCAATTGTATTCACAATTGTGGGACCGTAACCACCTGAAGTGTATCCACTCGCAGTCGAGGATTGACCTGCTACATCACCTCTTGCTAGGGTCAGATCTCCAACATCAGATGCATTGCCATCAGAAGCAAATGCAAATTTATCAATAGTATTCAAGGTCGGTTCACCACCTGACGTATATCCAGATGTTGATCCTCCGATACCACCACCGCCACCACCGCCACCACCAGCTGATCTGTTTAATGTGTTGGCAGGGTGTAGTTTGTATTCATGAACCTGTACAATGTCACCAGCTGCCAGTGCTTCAATACCTTTGATGTGTGTCGAGTTGGCTGTCCAGTCAATACTTCTTGACAGAGCAAAACCGTTTAGATAAACTTGTAGTAAGTTATTGTTAGATGTTACAGGTACTTCTACTGATGTCTCTCCACCAGATGCTACAAAGATACTTGTATTGACGGTCATGTCACTGGCAGTAGCATTTGCATTGATGTATGTTATTGCATTAGCACTTGGCCAGTAAGTAGATAACTCACTAGTTAAGTTTGCTACCTGAAGTCGGTCATTGATGAGACCAACAAGAGCTGTATTCGAACTCAATGCTACCGATTTAGTAACATATGTTGTATCAGCATTGGCAATCTGAATTCTATCATTGATCAGGTTGATTAATGCGTTATTGGATGTTAAATGTACAGACTTAGTAACGTAAGTTGTTGCAGCGTTGGCAACCTGTAGCCTGTCATCAAAAAGATTTGTCGTTACTGTGTTTTGTGCAAACGTCGAATACAGATATGTGTTCTGAACAAATCCAGTAATGTTACCACCAACGGTAATACTGTTTGCAATGGTAACATCACCACCCGAACTAATGAATATCGCATTAGCTGGGGACGAAGTATTAGCATTGACCGTTGATACTAAGTCTGCTGAAAATCTAGCTCTAGTTACCATAGTTAGTTACCTTAAACTTGTTGTCCTACTGGCCGTGTACGTGCGACTGTCAAATCACCAACATCAGCTCCATTAGTATCAGAACTAAAAGGAAATTTTTCTATAACATTCAAATATGGATGTCGACCTCCACTTATATAACCAGAAACTGTTGATGATTGACCAGCACCTCCAAAACGTGGCTGAGTTGAATCTCCTACATCAGATGAACCGGCATCCGAACTGAAAGGAAACTTTTGTATCACATTATTCACACCACTGCTTGGATGATCACCACCTGTCATATAACCATGTGTTGAGGATGACTGGCCAGCTCCTTCAATACCTGCAAAAGCTAGATCACCAACATCCGTTGCATTGCCATCAGATGCAAAAGCAAATTTATCTATGTCGTTACAGGATCCATTGTTTCCCCCTGCACGATAACCATGTGTTGTCGATGACTGACCTGATGATTGGCATGTTGGCGCTATTAGATCACCAACATCTGTTGCATTACCATCTGACGCAAATGGAAATTTATCAATAATGTTGACAGTGGCATTCGATGGATTTCGACCACCAGATGTGTAACCATTATCTTCAGAACTTGCTCCACCATGGATACCATTTCTAGCTACAGTTAGGTCACCAACGTCTGTAGCATTACCATCTGATGCGAATGGAAATTTGTCTATAACATTTGATTTACCTGATGATGGGTTCGAACCACCAGCAGTGTATCCACTAGATGTAGAGCTCGATCCAGCAGCTGCGCTTCGACCCTCTGTCAAATCACCAACATCTGTTGCATTAGTGTCTGAACTAAATGGAAATTTGTCAACAACGTTTGATTGCGTATACGGTGGGCTGTAATAACCACCAGACGTGTATCCTGAAGTAGATCCCTGGAAACTATATCCACCACCGCCACCAGCTGATCTATTCTGCGTGTTTGCATTGTGGTTCTTATATTCTTCTACGAGGAGAACATCTCCAGCTGCAAGCACTGGATCAATGCCTCCTATATGAACATTGTTAGCTGCAACATAGTCAGTATCTTCAGTTAAGAGTACACCATTCAAATAAACAAGCATGTAGTTTGTATTAGTGTAAGGTATAGCGACTCTATTCTCTCCACCAGATGCAATATAAATGCTACTGTTTACTGATTTTGTTGAACCAGTTACAACTGTATCCGTATACGCAATTACGTTTGCACTTGGCCAATAAGTACCTAATGTTGTAGATACGTTAGCAGCCTGGATTCTGTCGTTGATTAAGTTGATTAACGAGTTATTGGATGTAAGTTGAACTGATTTAGTTGCAAACTTAACATCAGCATTAGCAACTTGATATCTATCATTGATTAGATTGATTAACGAGTTGTTGGACGTTAGTGCAGTGGACTTGGTAACATATAGTACATCAGCATTAGCGACTTGCAAATAGTCAGCATTGAGTGACGTTATTGCTGTGTTCTGAGCAAATGCAGCTTGCAGTGTTGTGTTGGTAACGTAACCAACAACACCGCTTGTTACCGTAAGACTACCAGATAGCGATATGTCACCGCCTGAGTCTATTACGACCGTGTTTGAAGCTGCCGATGTATTGGCATTTAATATGGTAGCTAGACTACCACCTCTTCTTGCTTTAGTTGCCATAGTTAGTTACCTTAAACTTTAGTTACCTTAAACTTGTTGTCCTGCCAGCATAAACCGTGCAACGGTTAAATTACCGACAGCTGTCGCGTTAGCATCAGAACTGAATGGAAATTTATCTATTTCACTGCGGTTACCATAAGGTGGATTTGAATAGCCACCAGAATAATATCCATTAGTAGTCGATGACTGGCCAGCACCTTGATACCTTGTACAGCTCAAATCACCAACATCAGTCGCGTTAGCATCAGAACTGAATGGAAATTTGTCAATTGTGTTCACCATTGGAGGAGAACCACTAGGAGAACCACCAGACGAATAACCACTAGTGTCCGATGATTGACCAACGACAAGAAATCTCGCTAGGGTCAAATCACCAACATCAGTTGCATTTCCATCCGATGCAAATGGAAATTTGTCTATAACATTGCTGGATGGAGGTGCAGAACCACCTGACGAATATCCATTAGTAGACGATGATTGACCAGCCATCGCATATCTACAAACAGTCAAATCACCAATATCTGATGCATTGGAATCTGAGCTGAATGGAAATTTTTGAATACAATTTACATAACCTCCGCCTGCGGGACTACTACCACCAGATACATAACCATTATCAGACGATGATTGACCAGCTGTCTCCCTTGCTGGTAATACTAAATCACCTACATCAGTAGCATTTGAATCAGAGCTGAATGGAAATTTGTCTATAATGTTAGAGTATGGACTGGTTGGAGGCGCGATACCACCAGACGAATATCCATTTTCAGACGATGATTGACCAGATGCGCCCGCTCTTGCAACAGTCAAATCCCCAACATCAGTTGCATTAGAATCTGAGCTGAATGGAAATTTATCAATAATGTTGACTACTCCAAAGGAAGGTACACATCTACCACCAGATGAATATCCAGACGTAGATCCTTGGAAGCCACCTCCACCGCCACCACCAGATGACCTATTGACTAAGTTGGCCGTGTGTTGTTTGTATTCGGTTACCGTCAAAACGTCAGCTGCTGCTAGTGCGAGCATGTTACCAATATGGGTATTGTTGGCAGATGTATAGTCTTCTCCAGGAGTCAAACGTACACCGTTCAGCTTGACCGAAAGGTAATTAGTATTCGAATAAGGTATAGCTACTTCTGTCTCACCACCAGTAGCAATAAAGATACTGGTATTGGTTTGCATTGAAGTGCCACCACCAGCACTACCTACGTAAGCAATGATGTTAGCACTTGGCCAGTAGCTAACAAGATCCGAAGCAAGGTTAGCAGGTTGGTACCTATCATTGATCAGATTGATCAATGCGTTGTTTGATGTTAAGTGAACAGCCTTTGTTACATATGAAACACTAGCGTTTGCTACCTGTTCCCTGTCATTAATTAGATTGACTAAAGAGTTGTTAGATGTTAATGAAACAGACTTGGTTAAGTAAGTCGTTGCTGCATTAGCTACCTGTAACCTGTCTGTTGCAAGTGAGGCTGTGGCAGTGTTCTGTGCAAAGGTTGCTTGTAAGTAGGTATTACTAACGTAGCCAACTAGATGACCTGATAGTGACAGGTCATTGGCAGTTGTTATATTACCACTTGACGATACAACAATTGTATTTGATGGAGCTGAAGTATTAGCGTTAATTGTTGACGCTAAATCCGCTCCTGATCTTGCTCTAGTTGCCATAATTGGTTACCTAACTTTTCTTGGCCAGTGCTTGCGCACCAAAGAATGCTGCTACGATACCAGCAACAGATACAAAGTATGTTGCTGCCATATCCCCTAGTATTTCACTTGCTTGTATGTGATTTGTTGCTTCAGCTATAATAACTGCAAATGGATAAAGAAGCATTCCAAGTAGAGCAAACCATGCCATCTTACGCATAGCGTCCTCTTTCTTGTCTTCATTTTCCATGCGAATTTTTTCATGCTCTAATTCCATAATCTTCTCCGAGGCTGCTATCTCTTCATCGCTAACAATACCATCACCATCAGCATCGTACTTGGCATATTTTGAATCGTCTGAAAGTTTTTTAGCCATTACCGTTCCTTTCCTTCTGATTTATTTATATCATCTGAATTATTCACCATGGTGTTTTTTCGGTAATAAACAATAACTTCATTCATTTGTTGCACGTATCTTCTTATCTCTTGAAGATTGTAACTCATTAGTTCATAATCAGCTATCGACATAGCAGTGAAGACTAGTGCATCCGACTCTTCAACTATGTCCTCCAAGAATCTATCTAAGTATGTATAACCCTCAGGCCAGTCTGGATGTTCCCTACCAAGGCCACACGTACCATCTTCATTAACCGGTGTCTCATTTGTTTCTTCGTCTCGGACACAACGGTTAGGTATACGCCTATCGCTGACAACATACCATTTGGGTTCTTTCATATCAATAGCTCTTGGTAAAGGTGGTTGAGCTATCTCTATTGGAATTTCTACTGTTTGTATTTCAACTTCGACAGGAGGTCTAACAAATAATGAGCAACCACTAATCATCAAGGCTATCAAGGGCAGCGCTATCAGCTTCCAACGCATCGAATACCTCCTTGGTGTTAGTGTTAAAACGAGTTTCTATTTGGCCAGGCCTGGCTGACGCTAATTTAGTTAAATTGTGACGACGAAAGATATCAAGATATCTGTTCATCTCTACTTCAATTTCTTGGGATCTTTGTGTTTGAACACGCAATGCATTTGTTTGAGTTTCAAGATTTTGCTGGAGCGAGGCAATGGTTTGCTTTTGTTGCTGATCGGCCAAATCTTGAGCTGCTATAACTCTTCGTTGACCTTCTATCTCGTTTTGAAGATTCTGGATATAGATATAGCCAGCACCACCACCAGCGCATGCTAAAAGTATAACAAATAGTGCAATCTTGAGTCCCATGCTCTATTTATCATTGAAAGCTGGGTGTCCTTCAAAATACATCTGAATCATAACATGAATGGCGGTATCACACGCAATCAATATTAAACAGAATACTACAAATAATGGAATGCCGCCATACATGAATTATACTTCTTATTTTAGGTTTTTCCATGTCATTGCGCCAAAGAACATTTCGTCCTCTGACATTTGCCCCCAAGGTACTGAACGCTCAGGATCTGGGTTTGCAGGATTCATTGCTGAATTATCAAAAGCACCATCTACAGTGATGGTTGTTCCTGTAGGAATAAACTTAGGTTCTTCCCATGTATAAGCAAGTTGCCAATCATAATCGTAGTTAGCAACATTGATTAAATCTTCTTGTGTACCATCAGGATAATATGCTACAGCCTTCATACTCTTACCTCTCCAGTGCATATGAGGCAAGAAAGTATGTAGTTCAATATCATTTCTGACATTAATGCTTTGTGTTTGTACAAAGTTAGGATCGCCTGGAGGAATGTTAGTCCATTCATCAGGGAAGATACAAGCACACATACCGGTCATTCTTTCTTCAGGTACTTCGCCTTCTGGGTAAAACCAAACACCGAGTTTAGAATGATCTACTGCTGCGGTTCCATTTGTAGTATAGTGTAGTTGCAGTTGTAGGCTTGACCCTGTTTTGAGTAATCCGCCAGTGTTCTCAGGAAAAACTGTAGCAGTCCCACCTGGAACATAAGCAGCCAAATCTACTTGATCTGAGTCCCTGCCAGATTGATTACCAAGAAAGCCTTGAAAACTAGGTCTTGAATCAGGCGCCACTAATTGATTTAGCGTATGGTGTAGTACAGTTCTATCACCGGGCAACCATTCACTCGCTTGTACCCAGCGATCTTCCTCTAAGGGAATATCTACTGTCACGTAACGATATGGAATCATACCAGTGGCAGGTATTTCTTGTGCAGGTAGATCTATAATTAGATCAGGCTCTCGATTTAGTTCTAAAGCTCCAGTCCATTTTGTGGTCGGAGCCTCATATAGTGCGAGAGGATCTTCTGCTAATGCTAGTGTTGGCAATACTGTTAAAAGTGCCAGCCATTTATTCATTGTAGTCTCCTAAAGAATGTATTCTAGTGGTGCAGTATCCACCTCTACCAAGATTTCATTTCTACGAAACCAAGGTATTGAAAAAGGTGAATTATATGCAGCTATGATTGGTTTACTTACGGGTGAAACATTTACTTCTTCTAACTTTTCATATAACTTGTTACGTGCTTTTAGTGCATTTTTCTCAGTCCATCTACCAGAGAATCGTATCACAGCTGTAATTTTTCCAGGTGATGCTTGTCGTAAGTAAACATCTGGGTTTGTGGGCTGTGGTACAGTATCCCAAGTATATTTTCCTGGAACAACGAATGATATAGTCCATCCTTGTTCCGTGTTTACGCTTTGCACGGGAGCAGTCATTGCTATCTCTGCTCCTTGAGGTTCTGCTACTTGTACAGGTGCAGTCATACTAATTTCTGTACCACCATCATTTTCTCCAGTGATGTATCTAAACAATCGTCTGAAGCCAATGTTAGAAGCCTCGTCTCTTGAATGGTCTCCTTCAACTAATGTTTCAACAACAATATAGTCGGCGTATTCTCTATATTCAATATCATCATATTCACCTATCATTTCATATTTTGGTTCTTCAAGACCAAAAGCTAGTGAAGGCAATAGTAGTATTACGCTTAATAATTTATTCATAATCTGCAGGCGCTCCATTCGCTATCCATTGTATAAGTTTTTGTTGTTCGTCTACAGTTAAGTTCATATCATTCGTAAACTCTCCTATAGTTGGATCCAATTGTCCAGGAGGCATACGTAATGTCAACAACGCTTCGTTTATTGCAGGACCAAATGCTTGAACAATGGCGTGACCAGTCATTGCCCAAGGTCCTATACCACCATACCTATGACAGGTAACACAATTGTCAATAAGTATTGGTGCTATATCATTAGTATAGGAAGGCTCACCCCAATCTGTTTCTATGGGCTCACCGTCTGCAAGCACTGTTCTATAACCAACTTCCATCGTACCAGTATCAATATAAACAACTTCATTAAGTTGTGTCATACCGAATGCTTTGGAAACAATTTTTGCATCATCCATCAACATAGCAACTCTACTATCGGTAGCATTTTGCTCAACATCCCTTCCTTCTCCTGTAGGATTCAAAAGGAAAAACTTGAAGTCAGGTTTAGCATTTACAGTTGAGAAAAATCTCTGCTTTGCTTCAGCATCACTTTGAGAAGATGCAGTCATAACAGCTATTTGGTCGTAATTACTATAATAACTTGCCTTATGATAAACTCCATCAGTATCAATAAGACCAAAGTCTTGTGCAACAACTTGTGTACAAAACAAGATTGTTAGTATCCATAGTTTATTCATCATTCAAAACCTCTTCGGCGTATTTGCCTAACAAATCAATTTGTTCGTCTGTTAAGGCTGCTGCCATACCAAACATAATAGCACTTTGGTCGCCTCTATAAACACTATCCCTATAATCGGTAAGTGCTTCTATAACGTATTCGCTTGTTAGTTTGTTTAGTGAGGGGAAGCCTGGCTTCCCCTCACCTTTGTTACCATGACATGAAGCACATACTCTCCAATTTGTTTCAATACTACTAAAATCAGTCTCTTGTGCTACTACAACTTGAGACAAAAGTCCCATCAATAAAATAATTCTAATCATCACTTGATGCAATTCTCCTTTGTTCACTTTCAGTTCTGTTTGCTAAAATCTTTTCATATCCTTCATCATCCAAATGTGTTACAGCAATCCAAGCGTGTGACATCTCATCACCCGTTCTACTGCCATCCACTACCCACATATCAGGATCAGGATTGTTAAGATTATCGACAGTATTGTCATACCACTGCTTGATTACTAATACAGCACCTGTTGGAACAAGAGGTGCTACATCTTCTGCGTATATATGACTGTGATGCCATGTTGCTGACCAATTTGAAATCTGACTTATAGATTCTGTACGTCCTGTCTCAGGATAATAAATCTCTAAACTAGCTGCGTTCATACGCAAATGACCGTGTGGTTGAAAACTATCAATACGGACAGGATGGTCAAAGCTATGAAAGCCTTGAGTCATTGCATAGCCATGAGGAGGAATAATAAGATGCCCGTTCTCATAACCTTCTCTCAAAGCATACAAACGAAGGTCTTGATTATACACATCGTTTATTTCTGCATAATCTTCATCATGGAACCAAAGACCAATCTCTACAACATTGTCTTTAATCATACCACCTTCAGCAGTTGCACCCACACCACCTGGAAACATATGAATATCCCAGCGTACTTGTGAATTAGCAGGCATGGTTCGGCAAACACCCTCTGGCATTAACTCACCCCACTTGCCCATAGCGTATTCAGTCAATTGGCCGTAAGGTACAAGTTCACCTTCTTCGTCAAAAACATATACGTCAGAGTTAGCGTGATGTACTACTGCTGCTGCATCACCTCTTGGCTTTACTTGAACAGCTTTGATACATCTGCTTTCAGTAAGTCCAGGATCTACAAACTCTTTACTCCACAGGTCATTACCTTTGGCAGGAATATCATATGCCTGTGAAGCAACAATAAGGTCTGGTTGTCCGAACATTGCAGCGAAACGCCAATCATCTGGATCAGGCATCTCAGGAAGTTGAGGTACAATATCAAGATTACCATAAGGTGAACCTGCATTTACCCAATCAACGATTGTAGCAATTTGTTCATCAGACAATCTCCAGTCACCTTCAAGATCTTGGATACCTATATGCTGGTCGTAAGCATAAGGAGGCATTTCTCTATTTGCTACTCGCATTTGAATAAGAGGTGCCCATGGTCTAACTTGATCGTATGTCTCAAAACTCATTGGGCCAACGCCACCAGGACGGTGACACGTTACACAATTGTTGTTGATAATCTCAGCAACATCGTCTGTGTATGTTTGAGCTGTTGCCAGAACAGGCAACAACATTAGAAGTAGAAATTTCTTCATGATGTTTCTCCGTGGTTGTGAACAAAGAAATAGAACAGCTTTGTCTTCTATTTATAGAATACAACCACGGAGAAGAATAATCAACATGAATCTAACAACGATTAAGGTTTTATTAATTTTTTATTAATGTTTGTTAATATTTTAGGTATTTTTCTTTATGATATCCATTGCCAAATCTCTAATGGCATTTGTTTGCTCTCGCGTCAATTTTACTTCATCCCGATAAGCACCAAGTTGTTCGGCCAAACTGTCAGCTTTACCTTCAAGATTATCTATCTTGTCAGCTAAGTGAGGAAACTCTGTTCGCCACTTAGCTTCTTTTTTAGCAAGACGTATGTCATATTTGTTTGCCAGATACTCCATGAACCGATCCAGTTTGGTTTGAAACCACCTTCCCATACGTGTAGAAAGAAACCATTTACCAAACGCAGATCCAAAAATACCTGTCAACGCAGCTCTGACAAGTATCCAAAACATTACAGTTCTTCCCTAGGAACAATAGAGCTATAGCCAAACCAACATACAGCTTTCCATGCACACCACTTTTTCCAACCAGCTACATGATCTGCAGAAACATCCATAGCTTCTTTAAATACTTTGTCTGCTGCTGCTTTGGCATCTGCAACTACACATATATCTTGATTCTCACCCTGGGCGTCACGATACTGCCGGATGCACCAATACAGATAATCATGGACAACTCCAGCACGTGCCACATCAAACGGAGCAATGAACCACCATATACCTCGAGGCACCGATGCAAGATCTGTTTTGAATCCTTTGGGCACAGTAATCTTATTGTTCTTGTTAATCTTTGCACTCACATCTTTTAATGAGGCTGCTTCCTTTTCATTTAAGACATCGCAATCATAAGACAGCGACAGGTCTAGAATCCAAGTTCGGGGTGGCTGGAAGTCTGCGTCAAGCAATCTGTTGAATTTTGCCATTGTTAGTCTCCGAAGTATTTGTCTAACATTTCTAGTTTATCATCGTATTCGGCCATCTGTGCGAGCTCGCTCTCAATAGCTTCCATAATGTCTGGATGCTCTCCTATACCGACTGGGTTTTTTAAATAAACCTCAATATTAGCTCGGTGTTTCTGTATGTGGCCTTCAAAATGTGCTCTGCTTGCGTCAAGCAATTGATCTCTGATCTTCATCGTCCTACACTCGCTAAATACTCTAATCTAACCATCAATCTTTCAGCTCTGTTGGTTACCTGATTGTACCAACGGCTGTCTCTTCCTTCTTTTGCTGCTTCCAACCAATTGCTTTGTTCAATAGCAGCATTAAACTTTTTGAAACCAGACAGGCGAGGACGCCCCATATTAAACATCATGTTAACCAAGATCTCCTGTACTTCGGCCGGGAGCTTTCCAAAGTTCCGTTCTCCGTATAAAGTGTTACATTCGGATATGGCCGTTTCGAGATCTTCTTCGAAACATTCACGGACTCTTTCTTCGCTGACTTCTGTTCCAACTGGTTGTCCATGTTCGGGATCACTTTCTTTGATAAGGTGGCCGACTCCAAATGTGGGGTAGCCGAGATGGTCGTTATAGATTTCATACTCTACACCTTCATCATTTTTTAGTTGTTCGTATACTGCTTCTCTGTTCATTGTCACGTCTTTTTAACATCCTCTTCAAAAAAGCTGTAGCATCAATTGCTCTGCCTCTTGTTCTTGGTCTACCTTTATGTCGCCAGTGAACTGGATCATCACCAGTACCTGCAACTGCTGGACCTGTAGCCATAGCAGGAGCGTCCTCAAACAACTCATCAAATGTCAAATCCGTGCATTCAGCAAGATATGACATCTCTTCGTTTATACCCTCAATAATTTTATCTTCTGATGGTATTTGTTTTGTTTCTGATTCTTTGATTAAAAACAAAGCTCCTGCATATGTAGCTAGTTTACTATCAAGACCGACTTTGCTCAACGTTCTTTTTATATTGAAAACAAAACGATCAAGATACGTCATCGCTTTCTTTTCTTCATCTGTCTTAGCTTTCTTGAGGCGCTTACCTTTTTCATCAATAAGACCAAACTTAAAGGCATCAGTATCCTTGAAAGGAGTTGATATTCTCTTTATGATCTGATAAAGAACATATAAGTCTACTGCTTGTGAGGCCATTAGATAGTACCTAGTTTGGTTACAATATCCTGATGCGGTTTTATTTCTTCGCTCAGTATATTTATACCATCTATACCGCGTATGACTTTTGGCCACTGGCCAAGAAGTAACAAAAAAGGTTTCAGTAGATGAAGGTGTTCGTACAGTTTGAATGCTAACATACGAGTTAATGCTTCGGAATCAAAAACATTGTATAAGACGACCAGGTGATTTAAAATCAAACGCTCTTTTAAATCACCCTTCTCTTCGTATCGTCTAAACAATCTTTTCAGATATTTAATTCTATCAAGATCTTGTTGAAAGTCCAATATGTCTATACAATTTGGATCTTCATAAAATTTTGCAGCATACAATGAAAAGTTTTTTTCAGTCAAATTTTCAAACATCAATTACAACTCAGTTATTAGAATACTGACAGCGCAACCCTCTTAATCAAATTGTTTGCTGTAGCTACATACAAATAATTATCATCCCAGAAAATACTACCTTGTAGGCCACCCTGGCCAAGAACTGTTGTTGCGTTGTTGCTTCCCACAGTTGTTTTGCTAGCCAGTGTTACGTAACCTGCGTCCACTTTAGGACCATTGGTAGATGTAATATTTAGGTTAGCTGATACAACAGAGTTGGCACCATTGATTGTTGAATTTGCTGAAACGGTTAACGTACCAGAAACAGATGTATTGGCAGGAACAGAACCAAACAAATCATATAGGCTAATTTTCTTCGACACTGGTGTACCAGAAGGATCATCTACTACATAGAGAAGATCCTTCTGGCTTGGAGCTGTAAGAGCATTAAGCTCAGTTATTTTTCTGTCAGCCATAATGCTTATTTCCTATTATGCGTCAGGCAGCTGTACGTCATCATCTGCATCGCCAGCAATTGTAGACATAGCTACAAGTACTTCTGACTTCTGACGAACATTGCCATTAGCGTCCGTGTAACGATCGCCAATGCGTACCCAACCTGCATGGTGAGTGTTAGCAGTTGTTACACCCTGCTCAGCTACAGACACACCAAACACGTCATCTGCAACAATGTTAGTATCTGAATCAACAACGTATACAGGCTTTTCGCTTACTGTGTAACCTGCACCTGAAACAGAACCAACACTAATTTCAGTGTTAGAGACAATAGTCATTGATGTTTCATTGGTAATTACGTTAATAGCAGCATCTCCAGCGCCAGCAATGTTAATTACTTGACCACTAGAATAATTATTTGCAAAAAATGTACCGCTACCTGTAACAGTTAGTCCACTGAGGTCTACTGTACCAGGTGATGCGATATCGTCTTTATTTCCCCAGCTAGACATTTTTATTTACCTCTTTTCTTATGACCGTGCATACTTGATTTTAGAACCTTCAATTCTTCGATAGGCACTCTTTGTTCGATACCATGCTCAAATATTACATCGTACCAATCTATTTGTCCGTACTCATCCGGATCTGCGTGCATGGTAGTTACAGTTCTACCATCACCCCACTGCTCACTGTACACGTGAGTGGCACAGTTATGTGGATTCTCTAGACCAGAGTCAACTTTTGTTTCTTCCTTGGCTAGTTTGTCTGCCGCTGTTTCAATACCAGATATTCTTTTTGCTGCTCTTTTAGAAAAATTCATGGATATTCGATTATTAATATTTTTATTTTTATCTGATCTAGCAGCCTTAGCGTCTCGTTCAAAGTCTTTACCTGCTCTTGAATTACCACGAACTTCACCGGTTGCTTTCTTAATGTAAGAACCTAAAGTCTTCTTAGAGACTTCTTCAATCTCTTGGACTTCTTCTTTAACTTCTGGGTTAATTACTACTTTAGACTCTTTACCCATAGACTTTTTAATGGCTTTACGACGATTCTTCAAGTAGCTGTCTGACTTATCTACGTCACCATCGTTATCTATATCAGCATCAGCTTTGCCAACTGGATCCATCTTCTTTTCTGTTGTGTATCCGAAGGCACGATGCTGAGACACCTCCTTACCTTCTTTTGTTACGTTCTTGACAGCGTTAAGCAGGCTATCAGAGATTCCGAATTTACCGAACATTATATCTCTCCTTAAGATTTATATTCTATTTATCTTTTTTTATAGTTGGCTTACTTTTCTATAGATATTTCTTTCTTGACTTTTCGGTAAACCATCTTACCACTAGGTAAACGAACTTTTGCAAGTTTATAGTCTGCTTTACGAGTATGGATTACTTCTCTTCCATCATCATCTGTATCCTCATTAGCATTTTTCATCGTCCTGTGTAGTTTGGCTAGTTTATCTTTATCTGATTGTGAAATATTATCTCTCTTCGCTTTATCGGCCATCTGCTGAGACATATCCTGCTTCTTCTGCGCCTCGTTTAAGACACTATCTACATTATCTGTATCGTAATCTTCTTTAAGTTTATCAGCAAAATTAGCCAAATGCTGTGGAGACTTGCTGATAGCTACTCTCATCATTCTTTTCTGCACTGGCTTAACACTTGGATGATCATGCGTCTTTAGAATCTTATCAATATGTTTCTTAGATACTTTAGCCTTTTTACCACCTCTAAATGTTATAGGATGATTACCATCAACATCTTGAGCTTTACGTAGCTGCATAACAATATGCTTGTCTGGTTCATCAGCCCCACCGCGAACCTCTGCTATTTTCTTTTTCATATCTTCTTGTTCGTATCCATCCCAACAGGCTTCTACTTGTGTGTCAAGATAATCAGCCATACCGTCTAGTTTGTCTACGGCAATTGCTACTTTGTTAGTCCACCAAGTTGGAAGTTCGTCTTCCTCACCGAGTTTGTCGAGCTCGCCATTCATTTTTTGCAATGCTGCCATAGCAATCTTTACTTGATTCTTAGCAGACACAACATCCTCGTGGCCACCTTCAACGATTACTTTTGTTTCCTCTGCAACTCTCTTAGCAGTAGCAGTAGCAATAGCCATCTTCTTATCCATTGGCATGTCAGGGTTGTCACGTTCAATGGACTTTGCTATCTCTTCACGCTTCTTTAGTTCTGCTGGAGTAAGTTTCTTCTCGTCAAGAAAATCTAAGTTAAGCTCTTCTTTTATTGGCTTCCTTGGTCCTTCTTTTGTACCGTACATCAATGCATGATGAGTTGCTGTGTGACCAGCTTTTTTAATTTCATTATGACGACGTTGTGCATCACGAGCTGTAAATACAATCGCATGGCCGGCTTTGCCAGATTTGTCTTTGTGATAAATTTTAAGACCAGTAGGTTCAGCTTCATTAAGATCCTCAATGTCTTCATGCAATGCTTTGTGATGTTTTTTGTCAACATAAGGCATCATAGCTTTGTGTGTTGACTGATCCATAGCTTTCATGAACATATTGAGATCTTTCGTCTGACCTCTACGCATCATATCAGCTGCGCGCATCAACACGTTCTTTTCTTCACCTGTCTTGCGTTTAGCAAGAGCTTGCAGGCCTTTATGATCTCCTAACGCAGCTTCTTGAATGCTTTCTTCAAGAACCACACTTTTAATTATACTCTCTAATGATTTGTATGACATTTTATACTCCTACCAGGCCTTACATGACCAGTATCTTGCTTTATCTTTAGGACCAGGGTTATCGCAATTGTGTCTTGCTCTAAACGACTTTCTCCTAGCTGGTTGATCCTTTTTGATACTCATATTAGGATCACCAAACCGAACAATCTTTGCTTTACCATCCCCATCTGGGTCAACGTATACTGCAGACTTTTTTGGTCCGTCAGGAGTTCTAAAAGGCTTGCCAAGGCTTACCTTTTTACCATTATAGGTTGCTTCTGTAAACTCTCTAAATCTTTTCATTCGCCCGGTGTCTCTTCTTTATATTTATCTTTAAGTTTTTTAGTGCCCTCTTCACCTGCACCACCTTCTTCCTGCACAGATGGATAATAATCAAACGCACCTTCAAATTTGAATCCAAAATCTGAAGCTGTCATAAATCTCCCAATCCCAGCACCTTTTTCTATTTGCACTTCTTCTTTTGCAATGACGTTTCTGATAAACGAACCTTTGCGAACTAGATCTTTATTACCTGTTTTCTTTCCTTTGGCAACAAGAGCGTTACCATCTGTCTTGTCAAGTTTCTGGGCTGCACGAGCACCTAAATGTTTCCTGACCAAGTTTGTATACGAGCCTGGTTTCCCGGAACCCAGCTTCTTCATTTTTACTCCACCTATTGTTGGAGCTTCTTCTGGTACATATTCGTTTGCAAGATCTGTGTCGTGATTGAGTTTCTGTCCAGACTTCTGCTTTGCAATGAAAGCATTCACTCTTGCATAACCCCATTGCTGAGGAGTGGTACCAGGTCGATGGCCAGTCCGCCAAGCTGCAACACCTCTGTCATATACTTTCTTCAATGTTCCATACGAATAGCCTGACTTTGATGCTTTAGTTTTTAGAGCTTCCATAGACTTTTCTGTCAACTCAAACTCTTCTTTTCTATTAACTACACGTGTGTCTTGAGTACGAGCTCTATCAAGTATGGAATCATGTCTTCTTTTTGTTTGTTCCTTTTCTCTTCGTATCCTTTCTCTAGCTGCTTTTTCTGCTTCACCTTCACCAAACATATTCTTATACATTTTTGTATACTTGCTTGGTTTAGTTTTTGCAGTAGCATCACCTGGTGCAGGGTTATATGCTCTTGGATCGTCAGACGCCATCTTTGTTTGTCTTTTAAACTGAGCATCTCGTACAGCTTTTGTTACTTTCGATAAACCAGAATGATATCGAACAGGCTGTGTCCCTTCTCTGTCTTTTATATCTGGATCTTGACGAGTTTGTGTCTTTTCAAATAATACACTCACGTCGTCAATTATTTTTTCAATGCCTTCACTTCTAGTCTGCCTTGCCTGTCTAATGCGAGCAATTTCTTTTTTACGCATCATTGGAAGCATTCTTTTGGCGAGTCTGTCTATGACAGGACCTTTGTTAGCTACTAATCTATCCACAGTAATTTTTTCAGAAGGAGAAAGCGATGCATACTTACCGCCTTTATTACCTGCAAACTTCTTACGTAACAAATTTTTTGCAAGTTTGCGAGCTCGCATCTGCAATCTTTCTACAGGAGCCATTCTAAACTTTTTAATCTGACGAAGACGTTTCATTCTAGGCGCAAGACGTTTCATCTGCCTAGACTTCTTCATTCGTTGCTGAATAGTAAGAGGAGCTCGTTCTTCGAGTTCTTCAATATCTTCATCGAGCTCTTCTTCATTCATTGTATCGACAGCTTTCTTTAGCTCGGGGTCAGAAAAGTCAGCGCTATCAACTTTTTTCTCTTTTTTCTTTTTCTCTATCATTTTTTCTATCTCTTCCACGAGCATACCCTTTCTCAATTTGTTGTAGAGATCTGTCACATCTCTTTTCGAAAGTTTAGATGGAGTACCTGTTTGGAATAATTCCATATCGCCATTTGCAGCTGCCTGTCTTACCTTTGTAGCAGACATGCCAGAAACACCTTCAGCATCAGGATCCCTTTCACCTGCACTAACGATTTTTATTTTATCAAACGTATAATCTTTACCGTTATATTTTTGTAATAATTTGTTGTACTCAGGCACACGGTCAGAACCAGCTACAACAGTTACCTGCTTGTAGCCAGCATTCTGCAATTCTTTCATAAGTTCTATAATGGTTCGTGATGTAGACGGCTTGACAATATTGCCGAATGCTCTTTGAGCATATTTTATTTTATCACGATACTGGAGGGGATCTTTCTTGGGGTTTTGTGTGTGACTGAGATATATTTTCGGTTCGCCACCTTCTCTTTTAGCTACAGCAGCAACACGATTCACGAGCTTCTCGTGACCGATTGTTGGAGGGTTCATGCGACCCCAAGCTATAACTGCTTTCTTCATTGCGTGTTTTCCTTAGACTTAACGCATCATTTGTGTATATTTATAATATTATTTATCCCAGCCTTTCAAAACCTCTGGTGAAAAGTTAGCATAAGAGAATTCCATACGGTCAACGAGTTTGACAGCACCACCAGTCAATCTATCTATGGCTACAAAACCTTCTTGGTTTGTTGCTCTGATACCTTTCTTTGTTCTAAGAAATGTGCCTATAGATGATGTCCTATTGAGTTTATCGATAACCATCTGCTTAGCTTGAACAAGTAAGTTCATTAACTCGAATATTGATATGAGCTCTTCTGTATTCTGAAATACTTTCTTGAGTACATTATCTCTTTTAGCTGTCCAGGCCTGTTTTGTTTTCTCTTGTTTTTTAGAATCGATTTCCTTTTGATACCAGTCAGTGATGTACTGATATAAACCTTTAACATGAGCTCTTGGCTCAGGAAATGGCTCTTGTGCTCTTACAAATGTGTTGTTGTATGTCTTTATTTTTTGTTTGAGCTCCTCATCATCTCGAATGACTGCAAGAGCAGTACTTGGAATCTTTCGAAACATTTTTCCTGCAGCTGATAACATTTTTGTTATTTCATTTGTTTCTTCTTCAGTAAAGGTTGCGTTACCAGATACGTCTCTATAAGTTGCATCGTCCATCCACACCGTTCTCGTTTGCTTCATTTTAGAAGCAATTCCTTTGCCGAACGATCCCTTCATTTGTCGTAACGTACGTCCAGTATATGTTGTATGCCAGACAACTCCGATCTGGCTCCTTTGTATAATCCTAGCAAGCTGACTATTAACAGGTACGGCGTACACAATAGTATTAGGCTGAAATGTAATATATTTTTCACCAGAGATATTAGAGACTTTAAGATCACTTTTAGTGAACATGAGATCTCCTTGATACATGCCTTTCCTGATTCCCAGCTTAGAAAATTCCCGTAATGCAATCTTAAATTTGTTCGCAAGATCACCAGAGAGGCTTGCATCGATATCTTTTTCACTTTTAAATAGTTGAGGATTCGCATTAAACACACCCTTTTTAGCTACAAAAAATTTACCATCAGAAGGATCGACACCAGCAAAGATAGCTGGAGCTCCATCCCATTTTACCGTCATGTTGACTCTCTCTTTTGCTCGGCCAGCTAACATATCTCTCAAAGATTGTAGAGAGGTTATAGCAAGACGAGCTCCTTCAACACCATCATTGAAGATCATATCTTCCAAGTGTTCCATATGAGCGTTCTTTTGTTCAGTTAAGAAGGATGAAAATTTCATATGTCTTTTGTTGTTCCTCTTCTCAATGCATAAGGAGCTACCATATATCTAGCACTACCAACACCGAAGTTACTTCTGTCGCCTTTTCTGACAAAAAACATGCATCTGTAGTCTGCAGCGGGAAGTGTACCAGAAGACATATCATGTGAAGATTTTAAGATATAGTATTGACCTGACTTTTGTAGGTTCATTATTCCCTGACAAAGCATATTGACATGCTGCCGGCCATTTGGTTTCGTGTAATCAATTCCATAGACAGCTGCTTTTTTTATCCTATCATCTTTCAACGGCCTCATAAAAGATTGACCTGTTTGAAACTGACCTTTTGTAAGTGCTTTTGTATCCTCAATGAACTTCTTGATTTCTGGATGTCCAGGAAACAATTTGTCCAATTCTGTCAGCCCACCGTACTGTTGATAGGCTTTAGCAGTAGTACCATCCTTATGGGATATCCAAGCCACTTCTTGACCTGATGCATCAACAAAATGAAAGTCGGATTTCGGTGTACCGGGTGTAGAGATAATATCAGCTGCTTCAATAATTTCCTTTCCTACTTTAACTTTTATGAATGGCTTCTTTTCTTTTTCCAAGATAGCCATTAATTTACCTCTTACATCACTCAGTGCTCTGTCTTCAGCAACAGTTCCACCACCCGCTCCCTTACCACCAAATTCACCAGACTTGCCAAGAGCAGTAAGTTTTAAAGGAACTCCTCTCGTAGTCCTAAATGATGCAGCAGACAATCTTCTCTGATTACCAGTTCTCAGCAGCTCATGCAAACTTAGAACAAACTCAACACTGTTGTCTGCATCTATCTTAACTGTAGATCCATCTGTCAAATAGAAATCTTCTTTTTTTTCTATTTTATCAAGCATCGTTTGGGCACGTGCTGGCCTGTCTCTCAGATTGGATGCTGATAAACCTGTATAGACTTTGGACATTTGATGTTTCCGTGATCAATAGAGTGTCCTATATTTATAATTTATAATTTAAAGGCCAAGTATCCTCGCTATATTATTTTTATCCGACGAAAGCTCTTTGCCAGAACGTAGGTGTTCTTCACATTGCTCAAAATAGAACGCTGCATCTTCTTCACCACGTTCGGCCAACATCTCTTTCGCATACTTAAAAAAATTAACTGTGGACATATTGCCACCATCTTGCATAGTAGCAGGTTTCCATTTTCCTTTACGTTGATTCATAGTATATCAATCTCCTTCAACTTTTTGAACTTTCTAAGTCGCTTACTGAAGCTCAAGGGTTTTTTGAACCATGTGATGTCATCCTGATCTTTCTTAATGTAACCTTTGAGCTTGTCAGCCTCGTTCAATAGGTAGATGTGACCAGGATAATCCCAGTCGGTCACCTCCCGAATAATTTCTTTGATATCGCTCATTGCATTGCTGCCAAACTGTATTCGACGAACAAATCACAAAGCTCGTCGTAACTCAAACCTGACGTTACTGCATTCTGATCATACTCAAGCCAATCACGAGCTTTATCTATATCAGCATAAAACTCATCCATAAGACACGCTTTTACAATATTTGTACAGTGATTTGACATATCAATCTCCTAAGTTGTATATACCATTATTATTAACAAAGACCCAACCCTGTTCCTCACTAGCGAAAGATCTCAAAAGTCTGTTGTTCTGCCACAAGCCAATTACTTGACCTGGATCATAACTCCACACGGATCTGTCGCATTCAATAAATGCTTTCTTGACAGCATCCTCATCCTTACGCTCATCAAACGAAACGTCTTTGCAGACTCTATTCCTATCATCCATTACAAGCACTCGTATCATAGTCCTATCTCCTCTCGACGAATATCGTCGTACATATGAGCATAGCGCTCACCCCACTTAGCAACGAAATCGCGATAAGTGAGAAGATGAAGAGCATCCTCAGTCATTTCAATATGTAAATCGCTCATGCTTCCCATTATATTTTCCCCCTGTATCCAAGTTCTCTCATTGCATCGACAGGAGAGGTATCCCCTGCTAATTTCAAATACGTTTCCACGCTAACATTCTTTGTCAAGAAATTGACCCAGGCCTTCCAGGGCTTGTAAGGACCATATTTGAATCTTGCGATGAATGATGGCTTGACCTTGCCGATCCATGAAGGATGACAGTTGGGGTGGACTTCGTTCATTTT